GTGGCGCGTTCAAGGTTGACATATACCCTGATTTAGACTTTTTAACCCCCTAAACAAAAGGAACTTACCCATGAAGAAACCCACGGAATTGAACCCCTACGGCTGGAACCGGATCACGGATCACGCCGCATTGTGGGGCGTTACGAAGGGCCGCATATCGCAGCTGGTGAAAGAAGGCCGGTTGGAAACGAACGGCAAAACCGGAAAGAAGCTTCGTGTTCGCGGTTATCTGGCGAATTGGAAGCCTGCCGGAGTTGATGAACCTTCGCGCCCGCAGGTTGGCCGCGCAGGGCTGGGCGCGACCGCGCATAATACGCAAGCGCAGGGGCCCGCGCGTGGGCGCGCTCAAGTAGCCCGGACTTCTAACAAAGTTTCGGAAACGCCCATCGAGGAAACGGAATCCAAAAAACGCGCCGAAAAAGTGCCGGAAAAGAAAACCGCGCCGAAACAAGCGGCGAAAGTTTCAACTCCGCCGGAACCGCCGGAAATGTGGATGACATACGAAGAAGCCCGTGCGGAAAAGATGAAGCAGGATGCGCGGCTTGCAAAACTGAAGGTTCAGGAAAAGGATTTCGCATTCCGCGCGAATTACTGTAACAAGATTGCTTCCGCGTTCGTTCGTGCGTTTGTTCCTCTAAAACAGCATCTTATCGAATTGGACTTGAACAAAAAACAGATTGCCGTGCTTTCCGCCCTGGTGGACGGTTGCCTTGTGGAATTTGAAAAGGAAGTGCAAAAGGAAATCAACGGCGATTCAGCGGAAAGTGAGGATGAGGAATGAACCCGGAAGAACTTCTTGCAATCGGCATTGTTGCGTTTTTGATGATTTCACTTTCCGTGCTTTTCCTGATGGCGATTTGTTTTGTGATCTGGGCCACGGTGGTTTCGGCGGCGGATGCCGTCGCAACGGTGGACGCATCACGGAAAAAGGAAAGGAAATGACATGAACCCGGAACAACTTTTCATCAACGCGGTTCGGGAGTTCCTTACCCTTCATCCGCGCACCGGCATTGTGGAATGGGCCGAAACCGCCATTGACTTCAGCGAAGACGTTTCCGCCGAACGCAAGCGCGTGGACTTCAGCCTTTCCCCGTTCCTGATTGATCCGCTGAAGTGCTGGGAATATTCCGGCCACATCCGCGAAGTGGTGGTATGCGCACCGGAACAAACCGGCAAAACCATGATCGAATCATTCGGCGTGCTGTATTGCATGAACTTCAAGCCTTCATCCATGCTTTGCGTGTACCCTTCGGATGATCAGGCGGCGGATGTGAACAAGCTGAAATATGAACCGCTGATGAAGCGCATTCCTTCCCTGGCGGAAGAACTGAAGCGGCCCTTCGCGAAACGGAAGGATTGCTATATCCTTGCCGCAAGCACGATGTTCTTTCAAGGTGCCGGGGCCAAAATCATGAGCAAATCCTGCAAGGTTGTAGTGCTGGACGAAGAAGACCAATATCCGGTAGTGAAGACGCTGGACGCGGTTTCCGATACCCGCAAGCGCACGCGTTCCTATTCGGAAAGCATTATGTTCAGGGTGTGCACGCCGACCGAAAAAACCGGTTCAATCTGGCGGGCGTTCCTGGCCGGAAGTCAAGGTTATTGGACGTTGCGCTGCCGTGGATGCGGCGAACTCACCATGAGGTCGTGCGATTTCGGCAACCTTCAATTTGAATCGAACTATGATGATGAACGCGGGCTGTACATGGTGAAGCCAAACAGCATCCGCCTGATTTGCCCGAAGTGCCACCATGAACACAAGGAATCGGATAAAAGGTGGATGAACCTGAATGGCGGCTATGTTCACACCTTCCCCGAACGCATCGAGGAACGCCCTTCGTTCCAATATGGGGTGCTGGCCACGCAGTTTCCGATTATGAGCTGGCCGCGCATTGCGGAAAAGATTCTGGAATGTGGCCGCCGTTCGGACGTGAAAGCGCACTATGAACTGGATAATTCGTGGAAGGGCCTGCCGTATTCGCCGCGCGAAGTTTCGGCGGATGATTGCCGCCACCTGAAGGAACACATGTTCCGCCCGGATCAGCTTCCGCCTGCCGAAGAAATCGAAATGGTGTTCCTGATTTCGGACACGCAGGACAATTTCAGCCCGACCGGGGTGTTTGCCCTGGATGTGCATGATAACTTGTGGCTGTTGGAATATGCGAACGTTACACATTTGTGGCTTTCCGCAGGTGATCGTGAGGAACTGGAAAAGCAAACCGGGGAACCGGTGCGCACCGTGGAAGACATGTTCAATGGAACATACCGGTTCGGCGAAACGAAGATAAGCCCGCGTTTCCATATTCTTGACTATCGCGGCCACCGCCAGAAAGAAATCGCAGGATATGCCGCCGCGCATTCGATGGTGTTTCTTTATGCGGGTGCCGGAACCAGGCAATTGGAACCCTTCAAGAAAAGTTCCAAATCAAGCCGGATTTATTACGTGAACGCGCACCTTTACCAGAAACAATTGATTTGGCAATTGTACAAACAGCGGAACCGTGAAGGTGATTATTTGTATTTGCCGGAAGGGCTGGAACCGAAGTTCCAAACGGAAATCGTGTGCGTTCAGCCGGATCGCACCACGAAATCCGGCCACCTGCCGGAGAATTGGAAAGCTGAACATGATGCGGTTCATGATGCGTTTGACGTGCTCAAGATGGCGTGCTGGGCGAAGGATTTTGTGTTTGCGAAGTTCGCGCCGACCATGTTCCGGTGCATGAAATCGCCGGGCTTGCGGCGAACTCAAAAAACATGGTTTGAACGGAATGCGAAGAAAACGGAAGGTTGACTTTTCCGCTTTTCAACCATTTTCAACCCTTTTCAACCAAAAAAGGGATGTTCAAAGCATGACTTGAAAAATCTTTTTTAAGTCGTGCAAATCGTGGTTTGCATTTGGTTTGTGTGCGTGTTACTTTGTTCATAGAGTTTGCTGCGGTTGTATGTTCCGGCGGGCTGGCTTTCATCCTTTCTTCCGGCCCTGCATCCCCGCCCCGGTGAAGGCTCCGCCGGGGCGGGGGAGCGTACAAGACGCGGCGCGAACAATAGGAGACCGCCGTGTACTACACAAACACCACGATTCGTTTTGAAGCTGCATCCGGCGCGGTGAAGCTTGCGTTCAAGCTTGTTCCGGGCACCACGGCGGCCACTATTGTGACCACGATGGAAAGCGGCTGTTTTGTTTTCGCCGCGCCCGTTGCCGGTTCGTACCGCTATGAACAGTACACGGATGATGGTGATGTGGTGAAATACGGTTCGTTCATCGTGAAGCAAACCCTTGCAAACGCGGATGGGAACTTTGATCCGCGTTCGGACGCGGAAAAGACGCTGGCCGCACTGGAAGCGAAGATTGCGGGGCGCGTGCTCACCATTGAGCAATCCCACATCACCATTGGTGACCGTTCCCTTCAGTACATCAACAGCATTCACGAACTGGAACAGTGGCGTGCCTTTTTCCAGCGGCTTGTGAACGAAGAACACGGCATTAAGGACGCGAAAACCGAAGTGTGCGTTCTTCGGAGGGTGTGAACATGTTTGAGAAACTGAAACGAAGATTTGCCCGCCCCGCCCGAACCGTGAACAACCGCTGGTTCAGTGCCGCCACATCGAACCGCCTGATGGATTGGCCCGTATCGTACCAGCGTGTGAACGGCGATTTGTGGCTGGAATACGTGCGGATTGTTCAGCGGGCGCGAAGCCTTGCGCAAAACAATGAATCCGTGATCGGGATGCTGAAGAACCTTCAGCGGAACGTGGTCGGCGTTACCGGCTTCACCCTGCAAAGCAAGGCGGAACCGGCTTCGTTGCGTCCGAAACTGGAAGAATTGTGGCGCGAATATCAATCCCGCATGGGCCAGTGGTGCACCGTGGATGAACATTCCAGCGGGCGCGACCTCGATATTCTTATCCTTCGGGCACTGGTGATTGACGGGGAAGCGTTCATTCACCGGATATTTGATCCGGCTTCAAAGTTCGGCTACCGCTATGAAGTGCTGGATTCCCTGCAAATCGACCCACTGTACCAGGTGCAGGAAATCGAAAACGGCGGCAAAATCTTCATGGGCATTGAACTGGATGCGTGGGGGCGTGAAGTTGCGTATTACTGGCGCGAAACCATCAACGAACAGTATTTCAGCGGCCCGCGCATCCGCATCCCCGCATCCGAAGTGATTCACCTTTACCGGAAGGAATTTCCGGCACAATATCGCGGCATTTCCATGCTGGCAGGTGCCGCCCTGAACCTGAAACAATTGGACGATTACCGGAACGCCGAACTGGTGCACGCACAAATTGCTTCGTGCTGCATGGGCGTTTGGGAATGGGATGGCCGGAATAAGGAAGATGTGATTACGGACGCGCAGGCGAACGATCAGGGCGAATTTGTGCGTGAAATCAAGCCGGGCATTTTTCCCATTGCGCCGCGTGGCTACACGGCGAAATTCCTTCAAAACAGTTCGCCGAACTCGCAGTTTGCGGCGTTTTGGAAGGCGGTGATGCGTTCCATTGCCAATTCGCTGGGGCTTTCCTACAACAAAGCATCCGGCGATTATGAATCCGTGAACTATTCTTCCCTTCGCGAAGCCGCACTGGAAGACCGCGAAACATACGGTGAACTGCAAAAGTTCATTATTGAAAACTGGAAATCAATTCAGTACAAACATTTCGTGGAATCCTGCCTGGTGAACGATTTGGTTCCCGTGAAAACGCTGGCTTCCGCCACACGCCACCAGTTCTTCGGCAGGCGGTTCAGCTGGGTTGATCCGCAAAAGGAAATTGCGGCGAAGAAGGAAGAAATGGCGTTGATGCTCACCGACCCCATTGCGGAACTGGAAGCACGCGGCGAAGACCCGGATGATGTAATCGCGCGGAACGCCGAATGGCTGAAGAAGCTTGAAAACGCCGGGCTGAAAGATTTCTGGCTTGCCGCCTTCGGCAACGCCGCACCTGAACCCGAACCCGAACAACCGGAGGAACCGAACAATGATTGATCCCGATGTGAACTTTGAAGCGTTGGAAATCAGCTTCCCGTGCGCATCCAGTTATCCGTACCGCCGCTATGACTGGTGGAAGGATGAGTTTTACAAGGAAGTGCTGAAGATTTCCGATGAAGCCGTGGACATGAACCGCCTGAACGGCGGGGCCAGTGTGCTGAAAAACCATGATTCAAACATCGTGCTGGGCAAGGTGGTACGCGCCTGGTGCGAAGGTGAACAGCTGTGTGTGCGCATCCGTTTCCGTTCGGACAACATGAGCCGCGACCTTTTCAATGATCTGGCGAACGGCACCGTGCCGAACGTTTCGATTGGCTACGGCTACGACCCGGAAAAGGACGTGCGCGAATACGTGAACGATGCCGGTGAAACCATCCGCGAAGTGGAACACTGGGAAGCTTACGAAGTTTCTGTTGCCGTGGGAATCCCCGCCGACCCCACCGTGGGTTTCCTTCGTTCGGCGGATGCCAATACCATAATGAACTCGCGAACCATTGAACATAAAACAACGAACAAGGAGGTTGCAATGGCGAACAAACGCGAACTGGAACCCGTGGAATCCGAAGAACAGCGTGAAGACACGGAAACCGAAACCACCGAAACCACCACCACCACCGAAACCGCCGAAACCGAAGATTCCGAAACGAAGGAATGCGACGGCGAAGGCAAAGACGAAAGGGCAATCCTGATGAAAGAAATCAAGAACCTTCGCGCGGACATGGCGAAAAGCTTCGCACTTCCGCACATCCAGACCGAACGCCGCCAGTACAGCCTCGCCAGTGCGCTTCAGTACATGCTCACCGGCAAGGGCGCGGACATGGAACGCGAAATTTCGGATGACATTTACAAGCGTTCCGGCCAGAAGATGGGCGGCGAACGTTCCCTGATGATTCCGTTCAATGATGAATCCATGCGCGGAATCTTCAGCCGCACGTTCAGCGGCTTCGCCAATGTTTCCGGTTCCGGCACCGGCCTCGTTTCGCAGGAAAACAAGCCCGAAATGTTCGTGGACTACGTCCGCACGAAAATTGGCGTGAAGAATGCCACGTTCTTGACCGGCCTCACGGGTGCCCCCGTTACCATCCCGGTTCAGTCCACCGATAGTTCGGTCGCGTGGGTTTCCGGCGGAACCGCAACTTCCGGCGTGAACGAAGACGTTTCTTCCACCAGCCCCGTGGTTACGAACATCGAACTGAACCCCCACAAGCTGGGCGGTTACATCCCGGTCGGGCGTGACCTGATTCTTTCCGGCAACCCGGACGCGATTTCCGTTTCCATGCGTTCCCTGATGGCCAATGTGGCCCATAAATTGGGCACCACGATGTTGAAGGGCAACGCCTCGAATCCCGCGATCACCGGCCTTGCCACCGCCACCGGCGTGCAGACCAATGTGATTGCCACTATCGCATCCGCCACGTGGGCGAACATGCTGAACTTCGCCGCGAAGGTGGAAGGCCTGGAAGTTGACGGCGAACTGGAATTTGTGATGGGCGCGGCGGACAAGGCCACGTTCAAATCCATCGCAAAAGGCCAGTACGGTTCCGGCTTCCTTTGCGAAGATGACATGATCGACGGGCACCGCGTGCACGTGGACGGCAGCCTTTCCAGCGGCGATATTTATTTCGGCGATTTCAGCAATGTGCTGGTCGGCCAGTGGGGCGGCATTGAATTGATGCTTGATCCCTACACCCTCGCGCTGGGCGGCAACGTCCGTGTGATCATTTCGCTGGTGTGCGATATTGCGATCCGCAAGCCGAACACCTTCGTGAAGCGCACGGCTTCCTAATCCGTTCCCCCTCCCCATTCCTTCCGGCGCGGCGAACTCCCCGCGCCGGGGGGAACCTTCAAGGAGCAAACCATGAAAATCAGATTCAAAAGTTCGTGTGTGTTCCACGGTGACCGCGCCGCCGGTGAAATCGCCGATTTCGCCGCGCTTCCGCCGGATGCCTGCATTGTTGTAGGTGCTGGCCTTGCGGAAATCCTGGAAGACGAACCGGAACAGCAGGAAGAACCCGCGCCGGAACGTCCGCTGGACGCACTGGAAAACACGGATGCGGCTTCCGCCGAAACGGAAGATGAACCCGAACCGGAACCGGCGGCGAAGCCTGCCAAACGTTCCGCGAAAAGGAAACGCTGAACATGAACCCGTTTGAAGCGGCCACCATTGCGATGATGAGCAACCCGGACTTTGTGGAAACTGCCACGTTCCGCAACGGTTCCGTGCCCGTGGTTGCGTCCGAACTGGCGTGTTCCCCGACCCTTACGGACTTCGGTGAAGACGAAGGCGAAAGTTTTTTCCTTCGCATGGAAGCCCGCCACCTTTCCGCGCCGCCCGCGAAGTATGAACTTATCACTTTTCGGGGCGTGGATTACAAAATTGATCGTGCCGACCTGGATTCCGCCGGGCTGGTGTGGCGTGTGTACCTGAAATCCATCACTTCTAAAGGAAGCTGAAAATGCCCTCGATGCGAAGCCAGGCGGTGAAGCTTGAAATGAGTTTGAAATCATTTGAAGCGAACCTTGCTTTCATGGATTCCGAAGTGGATGAAGAACGGGAAAAGGTCGTGCTTGCCGGTGCATCCGCTTATGCCACATCCGCGCAAAAGCACACGCCGCCCGCGCTGGGAAAGCCGGACATTCCGCCCGAATACTATGAAACGCTTGAAATGGATCGGACGCTGAACCGGGGCGAAAAGACGGCGGGGAAACGCGTGATTTACAACCTTCGGAATTGCGTTCGGAATCCTGAATCGCGCCGTTTCGCAAAACAGTTTGGGAAGCTTCTTCGGGATGGCTTTGAATACGTGGTGATGATGAAGAACCGCAAGCACCGGAACATGTACATGAAGCCGTGCCGGACGCTGGACGAAGCCCGCCGTTATGCCGTGGAAGATTACCGTGGTTTGATGCGGGCAAGCTGGGGCATGAGTTTTGAAAACGTGGGCAGGAAGGCACCGCCCGCGTTCCGCAAGTACACCACGCGCCGCCCTGAACTGCTGAAGCGGAAAACGCTGAACCGTGCCGTGTTCGCGAAAAACATAATGACGGTCACGCTCACGAATGAAGTGATCCCGGACAACGCCGGGTTTCTGGCTTCCACGGACGTGAACGCGTCCATTGCCGCCGTTCGCACAATGGATGACATGATGACCCGCTTCTTCAAGAAAAAATTCAATCTTTAACCTGGATGCCTGCCAATGGAAAACCTATTTGACGAAACCAAACTGCTTGACATGTTCACCTTCACGGATGAAGTGGTGAAATGCGGGGCATTTGACTGGGAACAGAAAGTTGTGCCCGGCGGGCAGTTTATCGTTTCCCTTACCGGTGTGGAAAACGCGAACGAAGGCCTGCCGGATTTCTTTTTCAACGTATCGTTTGAAGGTATGACCTTCATCAACGCCGACCCGGATCAGGCGATAATCCGCCGCATGTTCCACGAAGCGTGGCAAACCGTGATGAAGTTCACGCCGGAAACGTGCACCGCCGCGCTGGGCCTGATACATCCCGCGAACGTGTGCGGCGTGATCCACCGCACATCCACCAAATCCAGCAATGCTTCCGCCCATTCCTTCCGCATTGATTGCGTGCTGGTGCTTACTGATTTCTTCGGCACCTATGTGGAACACCCGCTTCCGATTTACGAAGTCAAGTATTCCGGCACTGCGGCATATATCCGCTTCACCGTGAACACGCCGTGTGCGGTGCAGCGGATTCGGAAGATTCAGCAGGGCACGGCGCGAATCACGGAACACATGGTTGCCTATGGCGAATGGGAAAACCGTGAAAACCTTACTTATTACCCGATCAATCAACCCGTTCCAGTGGAACAAAACACATAAGGAGACCCGAACATGGCAAGACAATTTGGCGTGATCACGTTGGGCGGCACCGCCGCAATTTCCGGCATTGTTGCGAACAGCGTGGAGTTCAGCGAAAACGTTGAAAAGGCGATGGCGCGGAACGAAACCGGCAAAGTTACCGACACGCAGGCATACAGCAAGGGCACCACCATTTCTGTGCGTGGCAAGCTTGACACGCCGCGCGTGTCGCTGGCCGTTACCGCAGGAACCACCATTGTGATTTCCGGCGGCACGTACATGATTGATTCCGTTACCGTTTCCGAAACGAACACGGAATTTGCGGACGTTTCCCTTACCGCCTCGAAAAACGATTCCAGCACCTTCACCGCATATTCCTGAACCTGAATCATGGACTTCACGCCCGAACATCTTCTTTTCCTTGCGAACAGCGCGGAATTTGAAAAGGTGGTTGCTTCCGACCCCGTCCTGGACGAAATCGAAGCTTCCCGGATTGATTACGCGCTGGAACGCCTGCTTCTTTTTGAAGCGGTGCGCGGCACGCTTGTGATTTGCGGGGATGTTCCGGTGCGACCCATTACCCCGTTCATCTGGTCGTTCTTGTGGACGCTGAAAAGTCCGTTCGTGAACATTGATGAAAATACGGAGTTCACCGCACTGGATTGCGCGGTGTTCGTGTACCTGCTCACACACGCGCCGGAAGAACTGGACTATGCGACCATTGAAAAGGAATCGCTGGCGTATGCGGACACGGTGCACCTGCTGGAACGTGTGGAAGACTTCGGCAAGGAACTTGCGGCGATGGTGAACACCGCGTTTGCCCCGCTGGACTTACTGCCGAAGACGAACCGCACGAAGGAACCCCCCGTGTATGATGCGGATTGGATGCTTTCCGTGTGTTCCGTGGCCGGGCAGGAAGCGAATATTTCGGCCTTGCGCGTTGCCACGGAACTTCCGCTTTCCGCCGTGTTCGGATATTGCGTGATCCGGGCGCGGAAATCGAAACCGGATTGTGTGTACACGAAGCACATGCCGGATTGGTGCAGCCGCAACTATGTGGAACGCCTGAACCAGCTGAAGGCGGAATTTATTGAAGCCCATTTCAAGGAGACCGAATAATGCCTGCAACCGGAAAAATCACCCTCGATGCGTCCGACTACAAAAAGACGCTGGAAGAAGTGAAGACGAAGACGGTCACCGCGTCCAATGACATGAGCAAAGCCGTTAAAAAGTTCGGCGGCGATGTGGGCAAGGTCGGCGGCGTTGTTTCTTCCCTTTCTTCCGAAGTGGGAAGTTCCTTCGGCCAGATTGGCCGCGTGATCGGCGCGGTTGCATCCGGCCCCGTGGCGATCCTTGCCGCCGCGTTCGGCGCGTTGATGGCCGCAGGCGTGAAGCTGTGGGATGAATTAACCATTTCTTCCGAAGAATACCAGGCGAAGCTTGAAAAGCAGGTGGAAATGGAAGAAAAACGGCTGGCCAAACTTCGCGAACAGCAAACGGAAGAAGATTCCTATATGGAACGCCTGAAGGAACTTTCTACGCAGGAATCACTTTCCAATGCCGAAAAGGAAGAAGCCGCGTTCCTGCTTGAAACGCTTTCCAAACGGTACAAGGTTTTTTCCGCCGAAATTGATGAAGCCACGGGGAAGATTGTTGGCTTGACTGAAGCGGAAATGAAGCTGAACGAAATTCAGAAACAGCAAAAAATCAAACAGCTTGAAACCGTTACGCAAACGAACAGCAAACGCATTGAAAAGGAATACGAAAACATCATCACGCCGGGTTTCTGGGGCAAACTTGGAAATGCGTTTTCGTTCAACGGCGTGAACTACGGCGTTGAAGTTGATAAGTTTCGTTCAATGGGCTTCAGTAACATCAATCAGCAGCGTGATTTCGTGAACGCGAAATTCAACAGTGCCACCACGAAGGCGGAACAAGACCAGTGGTACGCACTTCTTCAGCTGATTGATAAGCAAATTGAAGACTTGGAAAAGCTGAAATCCCTTCGCAAAACCGATGAAGAAACGGCGAAACAGCACGCGGAAACGTTGAAGAAGACTTCCGAAACGGAACGCAAGGAAATTGATTCGCAGGCCGCCGCGTGGAAATCCTACAATGATGCCCGCGAAAAGGCCGAACAAGATGCCGCACGCAGGGCGGAAGAAGCCGCCCGCCGTGATCTGGAAGCCCTGAAGCGCGAACAGAATGCCCGCGCGAAGGAACAGCAATCCTTCCGAAGCATGGCACTGAAGGCTGTTGGACTTGGGAGCCGTGCCGCGCGTGAAGAAGCCATTCTGGCGGCGGAACAGAAAAACGGCGGCCCGTTGGATTCGGAACAGTACGGCAAGGCGGTGCGTTTCGCAAACGCGAAGTTCCGGCTTGAAAATTTCCAGTTCAATGCGCCGCAGGATTTCGCACCGCGCGTGAACTCGCTGGTTGCGCGTGGCGGTTCGGATGCCCCGGTATCCATGCCGAAGATTGAAGACCTGCAAAGCCAAACGCTGAACAACGTGAAAACCATCAAGGAAATTGCGCGTGAATTTCTTTCCGCCGCAAAAGACTGGGGGACGATTTAAACATGGCCTTACAACTCAAATATCAGGGTAAAAACCGCGAAAAAACTGCCGATGGCACCGTGATCACGATCACGTGGTATGGAACGCAGGCGGAATGTGAAAACATGCTTGCATCCGCCGCGATCAATTCCACCACCGCCGGGCTTGGGCGGCTTGTTTCCGCAGGCACGCGCCCCGGTGAAGGCGGTTTCTGGGAAGTTTACTATAAGTACAGCACGGCAGGCTACGCAAGCGGCAGTTCTGTGACCGCGCCTTCCACCGTGGTCGGCGAAAAATCCGCAACGATGAATTGCAGCATGATGAGCACTCCGCTTGAACAGCATCCGAATTACAAGCTGAATTGGAATCACTGGCTTGCGGCACGGTACAAAACCGGAAGCGCACCTTCCGCGCCTTCATGGTGGACGAACCAGGGGGCAAGCTACGTGATCCCGTCCGCCGACCAGAAAACGTTCAAGGTGCTGAACTCAAACACCGAACTGCCGCAAAGCCCGGATTTGGAAGGTTACACGTGGGAAATCATTGATACGCCTGCAATGCCCGGCGTTACGTCCTATGATGTTGCGTGTTACACGCAAACGGAAAAGGCCCGGTACCGCAACTATTCGGATGCGTGCGCGGCGGTGAAGAACCGCGCGAACAAGACCTTCACGTCCGCGCAAATCGTGAACAACGGCTTCACCGGCGGCAACTGGAAAGGCGATGGGGCTTCCATCGCGTGGGATGGTGAATACTGGATTGCGACTTTCACATACACCTTCAGCGCAAATTCAAGCGGCTGGAACTCCACACTGTATGGGGCATACACATGAGAATCCCGGACAAAGCGCAACATGGCGCGAACTTCAAACAATGGACGGTTGACACGCTGAACGCGATCATTGATTATTTGAACGCGTCGCGTGTGCGGCAAGGCCCCGGCATAATGGTTGACGAAACGCCTTCCGGCACGCTGGTGAAGCTTGATCCGCGTTTCCGTGGGAACACGATTCAGCAAATCATTACCGGCGGCACGGCTTCCGCAACGCCGCAGGAAATCACGGCCACGATCGACGGTGGCACGGCTTCCATTTCTCTTACTGGCGGCACGGAAAGCATCAACCTGGTGGAAGGCTCGAACGTAACTATTGAGGAAGGAGATCCCGGCGAAATCATTATTTCAGCAACGGGTGGAACCAGTGGCACGAACATCTTTTTCCCTGATTATGCTGAAACGCCGTACCCCGTGAACGATCCGATTGCGGCTGATACTTCAATAACCGCGCCACAAGATATGTGGTTGATTGGTTACGCCGGATTAGATGGTGTTCCTTCCGGGGAAGATTATGTTGAACTTCACATTTCGCGCGGAATTTTTTCACCTGTAAATTTCACGCTTTTCCACTTATCCACTTACTATGAATCCATACCATCCAGGCGAATCCTTGTTCCGGTGTGCTTCCCGATTAAAAGCGGATGCACGTTTGAAATCTATGAAAGCGGGCACGTTACTTCTTACCTGAAATTGTACTACACATAACCCTTTTTTCAACCTCAATAGAAGGAGAATTTGAACATGGCAACAAACTACTATGACCGCTGGGGGAACCTGCAAGGGGAAATCCCGTCCGCGCCTGGCCGCACGCTTCCCTACATGGTGGAAGATACCGGAACCGGGGTGAAATACATGTGCTACAATGACAAGCCGCAACGCGCCATTCAGCGCATCACGAAGACGAAGGTCGGCACCGTTACCACCACGAAGATTGAAAACGCCTTCGGCGCGTGGGAAGACCGCGCAACGCTGGAATACTTCCCCGTGAATGACCCCATCATTGTGACCACGGCGGATGAAGAAAACGAGGAGGAAGCGTGATATGGATGTGATTTATGATCCCATTCTGGGCGAACTTCGTTCCGAACTGGAAGCCGGTACCGGAATCATTATCGAAAACGAAGCGATCAGCCTGGCGGATTCCGGTTCCGCCTATGTGTACGGCGTGATGCGTGACCAGCCCATCACAAACGTGG